ACGATGGCCGATACCATCGAACTGGGCGCGGTTGAGCGGTTGATGGGGGATGCGGCAGCCTCGGCCACGATGTCTTCGACGAAATCGTCGATCGGGCATTTGCTGGGGGCTGCGGGCGCTGTCGAGGCGATCTTCTGCGTGCTGGCGATCCGCGATCAGGTGGCACCGCCGACGATCAACCTTGATAATCCGGCGGTGACGCCGAAGCTGGATCTGGCCCCGAACAAGGCCGTGAAGCGCAAGATCGACATCGCGCTGTCGAACTCGTTCGGGTTCGGTGGCACCAATGCCAGCCTTGTGCTGGGCAAGGTACGCGGCTGATGTGGAAAGCGGTCGCCTCGAACGCGCTGACACTGTTCATCGTGGTTTTGGTGGTTGTATCGGGCCTGCTGGCCTGGGGGCGGCAGGTTTACACCGGGCCGGGACCGCTGGCCGAGGCGATCTGCTTTCGGGTGGAAAAGGGCGCAAGCCTGAGTCAGGTGAGCCGCGCGCTTGAGGAACAGGGCGCGGTTTCGGATGCGCGCATTTTCCGTATTGGCGCGGATTATTCCGACAAAGGCACCGGATTGAAGTTCGGCAGCTATCTGTTGCCGCCAAAGGCTTCGATGGGTGAGGTTCTGGCCGTGGTCACGGCGGGCGGGCAATCGACCTGCGGGCGCGAGGTGAACTTCCGCATCGGCATTGCGGGGGCGGATGTGATCCTGCGCGAGCTTGATCCGGCCACAAACCGCTATGTCGAGGTCGTCAAGTTCGATCCGGCGACCGAGGCTGCGCCTGCAGCCTATGTCGATGTCGCCCAAGCGCCCGATATGCGCTGGCGGGTGACTTTGGCCGAGGGTGTGACAAGCTGGATGGTTGTGGATGCCCTGAAGCGCGCCGATTTCCTTGACGGTGCGCTGGAAACGGTGCCGCCCGAAGGCACGCTGTCACCCGACAGCTATGAGGTCGAAAAAGGCAGTGATCGCGGGGCTTTGCTGACCGAGATGACGGCACGGCAGTCGGCGGTTTTGGCCGAGCTTTGGGCCGGTCGGGCCGAGGGTCTGCCCTATGAGACGCCCGAAGAAGCGCTGATCATGGCCTCGATTGTCGAAAAGGAAACCGGCATCCCCGAAGAGCGCAAGCAGGTGGCCAGCGTGTTCATCAACCGTTTGCGGAACAGCATGCGGCTGCAAACCGACCCTACGGTGATTTACGGGCTGACCAAGGGCGAGGGCATTCTGGGCCGCGGCCTGCGCCAAAGCGAGCTGAAGCGCGAAACGCCGTGGAACACCTATGTGATCGACGGGTTGCCGCCGACGCCCATCGCCAATCCGGGGCGGCTGAGCATCGAGGCTGCGCTGAACCCCGACACCACGGCCTATCTCTATTTCGTGGCGGATGGATCAGGCGGCCACGCCTTTGCCGAGACTTTGGCCCAGCACAACGAGAACGTCGTGAAGTGGCGCGAGATCGAAGCGCAACAGGGTCAGAACGCGGTGACGGGTGTGCAAAGCGAGTAAAGGTTACCGCAAGGTTAAGGCGGCGTTCCGCTAACCTATTGGTAATATTTGACTTTGCGGACGGTCTGGCCTATTGGTTTTGACATGCTGGAAGAAGTGGGCAAGCGGCGCAGGGTAACCTGACGCCGCTTTTTCATTTCTCTCGTGCGGGGGCGGCATGAGGGGTGGGTCAAGCAGGCATGACGATAACGTTCTCTATCGGAGATATTCCGCCAGTCGATCTGCTGGCGGAAACACACCAACTTTATACCCAGACAGCCGAAGAACTGGTCCTTGCGGTCAATGCGATCAAGGCGGGGCGGTTCGAAGAGGTCAAGGCGGCACAGGCTTCGGTGCGCGACCTGAAGGCTGCATTCTTTCTGGTCATGGATGAAAGGGCGAAACTTGATAAACTCCGCAAACAGGTTGCCGGGACTGTCGGACCCGGCCAGCTTGACCTCCACGCCGCGCGCGATGAAATCGGGCGCAGACTGGCTCGCTTGCGCCACGCAAACGGAGGTTGATGACTTCCTGGGCGGGCTTTCGGAAAATGCGTTGGCGGCGCTGCCGTGGATGTTCGAATTCTGGGCGCTGGCGCATCAACTGCCGCCCGAAGGCGCGTGGAAAACCTGGGTCATCATGGGCGGGCGCGGGGCGGGCAAGACCCGCGCCGGTTCCGAATGGGTGCGGGCCGAGGTTGAGGGCGCGGGACCAGCCGACGCGGGCCGCTCGCGGCGGGTGGCCCTGGTGGGTGAGACGATTGATCAGGTGCGCGAGGTGATGATCTTTGGCGACAGCGGAATTCTGGCCTGCTCTCCGCCCGATCGCCGCCCCGCTTGGGAGGCCACGCGCAAGCGGTTGGTCTGGCCGAATGGCGCGATTGCACAGGTGTTTTCGGCGCATGATCCGGCCTCTTTGCGCGGTCCGCAGTTCGATGCGGCTTGGGTGGATGAATTGGCGAAATGGCCCAAGGCGGAAGAAACCTGGGACATGCTGCAATTCGCGCTGCGGCTGGGCGAAAACCCGCGTCAGGTGGTGACGACCACGCCGCAGAATGTGGGGGTGCTGAAGACGATCCTGAAAAACCCCTCCACGGTGATGACCCATGCGCCCACGGATGCGAACCGCGCCTATCTGGCGGCCTCATTCCTTGCCGAGGTGAAGGCGCGCTATGCCGGAACGCGGCAGGGGATGCAGGAGCTAGAGGGCTTGCTGGTTGAAGATGTGCAGGGGGCCTTGTGGAGCACGGCGCAGCTTGAGGCGGGGCGGCTGGAGGTGGCCCCTGTCTGCAAGCGGATCGTGGTGGCGGTCGATCCGCCGGTGACGGGGCATGGCAAATCGGATGAATGTGGCATCGTGGTGGTGGGGGCGATCACCGACGGGCCGCCGCAGAATTGGCGCGCGGTGGTGTTGGAGGATGCCTCGGTGACAGGGGCTTCACCGCAGCAATGGGCGCAGGCGGCGATTGCCGCGATGGAGCGGCACAAGGCCGACCGGCTGGTGGCCGAGGTCAATCAGGGCGGTGATCTGGTCGAAGGTGTGATCCGGCAGATTGATCCTTTGGTGCCGTTCCGTGCGGTGCGGGCAAGCCGTGCCAAGGCCGTGCGCGCCGAACCTGTGGCTGCGCTTTATGAGCAGGGGCGGGTGGCGCATTTGCGGCATCTGGGGGCGCTGGAAAGCCAGATGTGCCAGATGACGGCGCAGGGCTATCTGGGCAAGGGCAGCCCTGACCGCGTGGATGCGCTGGTCTGGGCGCTGACCGATCTGATTGTGGAGCCTTCGGAAAGCTGGCGCGCGCCGCAGGTTCGAACGCTCTAGCCCGTTGCGCCGCGCAGGATTCACCGTGCGGTGATCCAGCGGTTCTTAAACACTTCTTCAGTAGAAAGGCTTCCAGACGAGCGGCACCCCGACGGGTGACGGCACGGGGCAGCGGACGAACAAGGAGCTTTCCGACATGGTTTTCGATTTCCTGAAACGCACGCCGGTGGTGGATATCCCCGAAAAGAAGGCCTCGGCCACGGGGCGGGTGGTGGCCTGGGGCAACTCTGGCCGCGTGGCGTGGAGCCCGCGCGATGCGGTGTCGCTGTCGAAGGCCGGTTTTCAGGGCAACCCGATGGGGTTTCGGGCGGTCAAGCTGATTTCCGAAGCCGCCGCCGCGCTGCCTTTGGTGTTGCAGGACCACGAACGCCGCTATGACCAGCACCCGGTTCTGGACCTGATCCGGCGCCCAAACGGCGCGCAGGGGCGGGCGGAATTGTTCGAGGCGCTTTACGGCCATCTGCTGCTGTCGGGCAATGCCTATATCGAGGCGGTGCCGGGCCTGGGCAAACTTCCAGGGGAATTGCATGTGCTGCGGTCGGACCGGATGTCTTTGGTTCCTGGCGCGGATGGCTGGCCGGTGGCCTATGACTATGCGGTGGGCGGGCGGACACATCGCTTTGCGATGACGGCCGAGGCCCAGCCGATCTGTCATATCAAGACCTTCCATCCGGCGGACGACCATTATGGATTTTCGCCCCTGCAGGCGGCGGCGGTGGCGATTGACGTGCATACATCGGCCTCAGCCTGGTCCAAGGCGCTGCTGGACAATGCAGCGCGGCCTTCGGGGGCGATTGTTTACAAAGGCTCGGACGGGCAGGCACAGCTTTCCAGCGATCAGTATGAACGGCTGGTTTCCGAGATGGAGACGCATCATCAGGGCGCACGCAATGCGGGGCGTCCGATGCTGCTGGAGGGCGGTCTGGACTGGAAACCGATGGGATTCAGCCCCTCGGATATGGAGTTTCAGAAGACCAAAGAGGCGGCGGGGCGCGAGATTGCCATCGCCTTTGGGGTGCCGCCGATGCTGATGGGGATCACGGGCGACGCGACCTATGCCAATTATCAGGAAGCCAACCGTGCGTTTTACCGGCTGACCGTGCTGCCCTTGGTGGCGCGGGTGACGGCTGGGATTTCGCACTGGCTGTCAGGGTTTAGCGGTGAAGCGGTGGAATTGCGGCCTGATCTGGACCAGATCCCGGCGTTGGCGGTGGAACGCGATCAGCAATGGGCGCGGGTGGGAGCTGCCGAGTTCCTGACGCCTGCGGAAAAGCGCATGCTGCTGGGCCTGCCGCGACTGGCGGAGGATGAATGACCCCGCCGCGGAAATCGTCTGACGGCTCGCGCTTTCTATATGACAGTTTCGATGCGGCAGCGGCCCGGATCGAGGCGAATGAGCGTGTGGCCCTGGAGCGTTGGGCGGCGCTGGATTACCGGCTGGGCCAGATTGATGCCGTGCTGGAGCGGCTGGAAAAACGCATCTGGGTCGGCGTTTACGGGGTGGCGGCGTTTCTGCTGGCGCAGATGGCCGAAGCTTTGATGCAAGCGGCAATGAGGTGAGCGATGGACTGGAAAATGCAAGGCGCGCCGGAGCGGAAATACCACCAGCCCGAATCCGGTCTGACGGTGACGGATGGGCGTGTGGTGGCGGGCTATGCCAGCCTGTTCGGCAAACGCGATCAGGGCGGTGACGTGGTGCAGAAGGGCGCCTATGCCGCCAGTCTGGCGCGGCTGGCAGGGGCGGGGCGCGCGGTGAAAATGCTGTGGCAGCACGATCCCGCGCAACCCATCGGGGTCTGGGACGAGGTGCGCGAGGATGCGGTGGGCCTTTGGGTCAAGGGTCGCATCCTGACCGAGGTGGAAAAGGGCCGCGAGGCAGCGGCCTTGCTGACGGCGGGGGCGATTGACGGGCTGTCGATCGGCTACCGTACCGTCAAGGCGGAACGTGACGGCAAGGGCCAGCGGCTTTTGTCGGAGCTGGAGCTTTGGGAGGTGTCGCTTGTCACCTTCCCGATGCTTCCCGAAGCGCGGGTTTCGGCCAAGGGGGATGCCCCCGAGGCCGAGTTCTGGCGCAGCATGGCGCAGGTCTTTGACGACGCGCGCCGTTCGTTGGCCGCGCGCAGCTAAGCGGCCTTTCACGACCAAACCAAAGGAAAACCAAGATGACCGAGACTAAGGCTCGGGCCGAGGGGGCTTTGCCCGTGGCCCAGATTCTGGCCGCAAATCCGGGTGCGGAAGTGAAATCCGCGATGTCAGGATTTATGAATGCCTTCAGTGGCTTTCAGGACGAAGTGAAGAAATCACTGCAACAACAGGAAGAGCGACTGACCATGCTGGATCGCAAACAGATGACCTATTCCCGCCCGGCACTTTCGGCCCATGCCGAGATGGATGTGCCGCACAAGAAGGCGTTTGGCGCCTATCTGCGCTCGGGCGATGATGACGGGTTGCGTGGCCTTGTGCTGGAAGGCAAGGCCATGTCTACTGCCGTGGCCGCCGATGGTGGCTATCTGGTGGACCCGCAGACCGCCGATACCATCCGCTCGATGCTGGTCTCGACCTCCAGTCTGCGGGCGATTGCCAATGTGGTGCAGGTCGAGGCGACCTCGTTCGACGTGCTGATCGACCGCACAGAAGTTGGCTCGGGCTGGGCAACCGAGGCTGCGGCGCAGTCTGAAACCGCTACCCCGACGGTGGAGCGGATTTCGATCAAGCTGCACGAATTGTCGGCGATGCCGAAGGCGAGCCAGCGCCTGCTGGACGACAGCGCCTTTGACGTGGAAGGCTGGCTGGCGGGCAAGATCGCCACCCGCTTTATCCGCGCCGAGGCTTCGGCCTTTATCAACGGTGATGGGGTGGACAAGCCTCGCGGCATCCTGTTGCCCCCCAAGGTGGCGAATGCGTCCTGGACCTGGGGCGAGATCGGCTATGTGCCGACGGGGGCTGCGGCGGACTTTGCGCCGACCAACTCGGTCGACTGCATCATCAGCCTGATCTATGCGCTGGGGGCGGATTACCGTGCCAATGCGAGTTTCATCATGAACTCGAAAACCGCAGGCGCGGTGCGCAAGATGAAGGACGCCGATGGCCGCTTCATGTGGTCGGACGGGTTGGCGGCGGCGGAACCGGCGCGGCTGATGGGCTATCCGGTGCTGATCTGTGAAGACATGCCCGATATCGCGGCCAATGCCTATGCAATTGCCTTTGGTGATTTCAAATCGGCCTACACCATCGCGGAACGCCCCGATCTTCGCATCCTGCGCGACCCGTTCTCGGCCAAGCCCAACGTGCTGTTCTATGCCTCCAAACGCGTTGGCGGTGACGTGACCGATTTCGCCGCGATCAAGCTGCTGAAAATCGCAGCGTCCTGAGCCCTTGTGATCGTCTGGCCCGATCAGGGCCGGACCATGAACGCGCGCCCGGTTCTTCCGTGCCGTCCAGCTGCTCCCCTCCGTCCGAGCGGCACGGGGCGCGCGTTCAACGTCCAAGCGGGGGTTTGGAGTGATGCGATGATGTTGACGGAACAGACCTCGGTTTCAGGGGCTGCCTTGCCGGTGCAGGCGCTGAAGGACCATTTGCGGCTTGGCAGCGGGTTTTCGGATGACGGGATGCAGGATGCGCTGATCGAAAGCTATCTGCGGGCCGCGATGGCTGCGATTGAAGCGCGTATCGGCAAGGTGCTTCTGGCGCGACGGTTTCTGCTGACTTTGCAGGATTGGCGCGCGGCGGGAGAGCAGCCGGTTCCGGTGGCTCCGGTGTCGGCGCTGGTGTCGGTGACGCTGCGCGACGCGTTGGGGGTGCCAACGGTGGTGGCACCGGCGCGCTATCGGCTGGTGCCGGATACGCATCGGCCCAAGCTGGCGGCGGTGGGAATGTTGCTGCCTTCGGTGCCGTCCGATGGGCAGATCGAGATTGTGTTCGATGCGGGCTTTGGCGCGGTGTGGGGGGCGGTTCCCCCTGATCTGGCGCAAGCGGTGCTGCTGCTGGCCGCCGAATTCTATGAGCGGCGTCTGGAGATCAGCGGCCGCAGCTTTGGCCTGCCGGTGACGGTGCAGGGGTTGATCGAGAAATGGCGCACCGTGCGGGTTCTGGGTGGGGGTGCGGCATGAGCGGGTTCAATCTGGATCGCGCGCTTGTGCTGGAGCAGGCCAACCGCGTGGCCGATGGGGCGGGTGGGTTCACCGTGATCTGGGCGGCGCTTGGCACCTTGTGGGCCGAGGTTCGCGCTGGTGCGGGGCGGGAGGCCGCGGGTGAGGAAATCACGCTGTCGACCGTGCAATACCGCATCATCGTGCGGGGCGCTGCGGTGGGGGCGCCGTCGCGTCCGAAACCTGCGCAACGCTTCCGCGATGGCAGCCGCGTTTTCACCATTCTGGCGGTGACCGAGGCCGATCCGCGCGGCCAGTTCCTGACCTGTTTCGTGCGCGAGGAGGTTCCGGCATGAGCTATGGCGCAGCAGCCGCCTTGCAGGCAGCGGTTTACCAGCGGTTGACAGGCTATCCCGCATTGGCCGGGGTCAGCATTGTCGATGCCATTCCGGCGGGGGCCAGTCCTGGCAGCTTTGTGCTGATCGGTCCCGAGGTGGTCACTGACCAGTCCGACAAATCAGGCGCGGGGGCCGAGCATCGCTTTGATATCTCGGTGATTTCCGATGCCACGGGGTTCCTGTCGGCCAAGATCATCGCGGCGGCGGTGTTGGATGCCAATTTGGCTCTGGGCAGCGGCACACTGGTTTCCCTGCGATTTCAACGGGCAGTTGCGCGGCGGATCGATCAGGGCGACGTGCGGCGGATCGATCTGTCCTTCCGCGCGCGGATCGAGATTTAACCTTTCATACGGAGAGTGATGATGGCTGTGCAGAATGGCAAGGATTTGCTGATCAAGCTGGATCTTGTGGGCGATGGGCAATTCGTGACGGTGGCGGGGTTACGGGCCACGCGGATCAGTTTCAACGCCGAGACGGTGGATGTGACATCACTGGACAGCGTGGGCGGCTGGCGCGAATTGCTGGCGGGTGCAGGGGTGAAGACGGCCTCGATTTCCGGCTCGGGCGTGTTCCGCGATGCCAATACAGATGAGCGCGCGCGGCAGATTTTCTTCGATGCCGAGATGCCGGATTTTCAGGTCATCATCCCCAGCTTTGGCGTGGTGCAGGGGCCGTTCCAGATCACCTCGATCGAATATGCCGGCAGCCACAATGGCGAGGCGACCTATGAGATGTCGATGGCCTCGGCGGGCGCGCTGAGCTTCACGGCGCTTTGATGGCGAACCCTTATGCAGGCGAAGTGGCGGTCTGGCTGGACGGTCAGCGCCATGTGGCCAAGCTGACACTGGGCGCGCTGGCCGAGTTGGAGGCGGCGCTGGAGGCGGGATCGCTGATCAATCTGGTCGAGCGGTTCGAGGCGCAGCGGTTTTCCACCCGCGATGTGCTGGCGCTTTTGGTCGCAGGCTTGCGCGGTGGCGGCTGGCAAGGGACGGCGGCGGATTTGCGGACGGTGGAGATCGGGGGCGGGCCGATTGGCGCTGCGCGGGCCGCTGCCGAACTGCTGGCTCGCGCGTTTTCCCTGCCGGAGCAAGGATGACGCGGATCGACTGGCCCGGTCTTTTGCGGGCGGGGCTTGGCCAGTTGCAGCTTGCCCCCGAGGCGTTCTGGCGGCTGACGCCGGTGGAATTGCAGATTCTGCTGGGTCTGGAGGGCGCATCGCCGCCCCTGACCCGCGCGCGGCTGGAAGATCTGGCCGCCGCATTTCCCGATCTGAAGAAGGGGGGCGCAGATGGCCCAGATTGACGAGTTGCAAGACCAGATCGCCGCTTTGGAGGCGACACTGGGCGGCACCGCCTCGATGGTGGCGGCGTTTGATGGCGAGTTGGCCAAGATGAAGGACAGCCTGGTGTTTACGGGCCGCGAGGTTGGTGCGCTGTCCAGCGGCATCAGCGGCGGCTTGCGGCGCGCGTTCGATGGGCTGGTGTTTGACGGCATGAAACTGTCGGATGCGTTGAAGGGCGTCGCCGCCACCATGATCGACACGGTTTACGGCATTGCGATGAAGCCGGTGCAGAATGCCCTTGGCGGATTTCTGGCCGAGGGTATCAACAGCCTTTTCAGCGGGATCATGCCGTTTGAAAAAGGCGGCAGCTTTTCGCAGGGCCGCGTGATGCCCTTTGCCAAGGGCGGCGTGGTGGCACAGCCGACCGGCTTTGCCATGCGGGGCGGGCGCGGGCTGATGGGTGAGGCGGGGCCAGAGGCGATCATGCCGCTGGCGCGCGGGACCGATGGCCGTCTGGGCGTGCAGGTCAGCGGTGGCGGGCGGCCCGTGACGGTGGTGATGAACATCCAGACCCCCGATGTGGCGGGGTTTCAACGTTCGCAAAGCCAGATCGCGGCGCAAGCCGCGCGCATGCTGGCGCGCGGTCAACGCAACAAGTGAGGCAGGCAGATGGCATTTCATGAAATCCGGTTTCCGACCAACTTGTCCTTCGGCGCGCTTGGCGGGCCTGAACGGCAGACCGAAGTTGTTGCCCTTGCCAATGGCTTTGAAGAACGCAACACGCCTTGGGAACATTCACGCCGCCGCTATGATGCGGGGATGGGGCTGCGAAGCCTTGACGATGTGGACATGCTGATCGCGTTTTTCGAGGCGCGGCGCGGGCAGTTGCACGCGTTTCGCTGGAAGGATTGGGCGGATTTCCGGTCTTGCAAGCCGTCGCAAACCGTCTCGGCGCTGGACCAGTGCATCGGGGTGGGTGACGGCGTGAATTGTGCCTTCAAGCTGTCCAAGCTCTATCAATCCGGCGAGGCAAGCTATCGGCGCCCGATTGCCAAGGCGGTGGCAGGCACGGTGCTGGTGGCCCTGGCCCATGATCCCAAGGTCGAGGGGCTGGAGTTTGGCGTCGATATCGACACTGGCGTCGTTACGTTCACATCACCTCCCGACATTGGCGTGATCGTCACGGCGGGGTTCGAATTTGACGTGCCGGTGCGCTTTGACACCGACCGGATTCACACCTCGATGGCCTCGTTCAAGGCGGGTGAGGTGCCGAATGTGCCGGTAGTGGAGGTGCGCCTATGACCGCGCGGCAGGACTTGCTGGACCATCTTGGCACGGGTGCCACCACGGTTTGCCGGGCATGGAGGGTGCAGCGCAAGGATGGCGTGGCCTTCGGCTTTACCGATCACGATCAGGATCTGGTGTTCGAAGGCCAGACCTTTCGCGCTGCAACCGGCATGACGGCCAAGGCGGTGCAGCAAACCACCGGCCTTTCGGTGGATAATACCGAAGCCATCGGGGCGCTGTCGGATGCGGCAGTCTCGGAGGAAGATCTGTTCGCGGGCCGTTTTGATGATGCTGAAGTGCGGTCCTGGCTGGTGAACTGGGCCGACGTTGCCCAGCGCATCGAACAATTCCGCGGCAGCTTTGGCGAGGTGGCCCGTTCGGGCGGTGCCTTCCGGGTGGAATTGCGCGGCCTGACGGATCGGCTGAACCAGATCCGGGGCCGGGCCTATCAGGCAGGTTGTTCGGCAGTTCTGGGGGATGCGGCCTGCGGGTTTGATCTGGGCCAACCCGGCTATCGGATGCAAGGCGCGCTGGCGTCGGTTGAACCCATGGGGCGGTTGCGGATTGCAGGGGACATGTCTTTGGCAGATCGCTGGTTCGAGCGCGGGCGGCTGACGGTCCTGACCGGGCAGGCGGCGGGTTTGGTCGGGATGGTCAAGACCGACCGCGTGCAGGGCGAAGATCGCCTGATCGAGTTGTGGCAGGCTCTCGGCATGCAGATCGCAATTGGCGATCAGGTGCAACTGGACGCGGGCTGCGACCATCGCGCTGAAACCTGTCGGAGCAAATTCACCAATTTCCCCAATTTTCGCGGCTTTCCCCATATTCCGGGGGAAGATTGGCTGGCGTCTTATCCCGTTTCCGATCGACCGAATGATGGCGGCAGCTTTTCCGGAGGCGTTGGCGGATGAACCAACCTTCCCGTTTCGTGGACGCGGCGCTCGGCTGGCTTGGCACGCCCTATCTGCATCAGGCCAGCGTGCGCGGGGCAGGGACCGATTGTCTTGGCCTGCTGCGCGGTGTCTGGCGCGAGGTCTTGGGGCATGAGCCGCAAGAGGTTCCTGCCTATAGCGCCGACTGGTCCGAACCATCGGGCGATGAAGGCCTGTGGCGGGCGGCGGAGCGCTGGCTGATCTCCAAGGATATGGCCGACGAAACCCCCGGCGATGTG